AGGTTCTTTCATCTAAATCGTTCTTTGCGGCTTCTACTTCGTCATTGTCTACCTGTCCGCCATCTAAGGTTGTAAACTGAAAGCTCTTCCAATCCTTATCTTCTAAACCTTTACAAAATAAATCATAAGCCCAATTACCATAGCCTCTTGGTGTGCCTGTAAACATAGCACCACCTTTGCGATCTGAAAGAGTTGCTCTTAATACTTCAAACCAAGCCTCACTAGATATATCAGCAAATTCGTCCATCACTAAATAATCTAGTCCCACACCTCTTAAGGAATCATAAGACCTATCTGCACCTCTTAACGCTATGACCGAGCCATTAACCAATGTAATAGATAAATCGCTTTCATTAGTTTTTTTAATCCACTTTAAATCTTTTAAGCGTTCTTTTAAGCCTGACCAACATACTTGTTTAGCCTGTCTATAACTAGGGCAAACAAACCACACCATTTTATTAGGCAATGAAGCGTTTTTAATTAACTCTCGTATCGCTAAGTGAGTCTTACCAAATCTACGCCCTGTAACTAATACTTTAAATCTAGCTTTCGACTCGACTACTTGTTTCTGTGGACTTGTTAAGGGCATTTATTTTAATTTTTATATTAACTTTTCTACCTGCGTAATTACTATTGAATATGTATTCTTTTTCTTCAGTATCTCTAAGATTGTTTATTGATTGATTTAAGAACTTATTTAATTCGTCATTCATACTTTAAAACCTTTTTTCCAAGCCTGTAAACTCCAGTAAGCGGCACTTAAATTCTTTTGACCCTTAACTCTTTTTAGCACACCACCCATTCTAGCGTCAAATGATCTTTTTCTAGCAGGTATGTTCTTCTTAATGCTCATTTCCTTAGATCCAAAATTAACTTTCTTTACATTACCAGTTGATCGATCTTTTACAAACACTTTAAACTTTTTAACATCACCACGACTAGGTTTGTTTAGTTTAACTGTTCTGCCTTGATATTTTGCCATATTGTCATTCAATTAGTGTTTACTTGGCAACCCCAAGCGTGTACATAATAATCATTATGTTTAGTAACTTTTCCAGTCATTTTTCCGCTATCGTCATAAATATTTACATACTGTATTATATTTTTAATTTCCATAGCTTCGTATAACTCACTACAAGTTTTATCGATAGGTACTGTGTAAACGAGAGTACCAACACTTAAATATAATATTAATAAATACTCCATTAATCAATAAATGGTAATGGTTGACTGTATATATTCTCATTAGGATTATCTGACTGACCTAACATATTCTTACCTAAGAAGATTTGCATAGTAACATTTCCGCTCTCTGCTGACTTCCATTGCATCTGTCTAAGCCTTAATTTACTCTCGGCTCTCCCTTTTGTCAGAAATTCCGAATAACTCTTTTCAATTAAGTCTGCACTACAACCAAAAAATTCGCTGATTTCCTTATTGGTACAGCCAAATCTTGCTAATGTTTGCACTTCTTTAGTGTCTATTTTATATTTTTTAGGTCTTGCCATATCTTCCTCTTTTTTAAACTGTTTGTATCAGTTCCTCTAAATGAGTATTGTTAATATCTTCCTTGTGTGTAAGCCTTTTTCCAACTTATACGTACATCTTCTCTTTCTTCTAAATCTTTCCAAGACTTGCTATGTTTAGTTATCACTTTAACGAAAGGATAATGTATTTCAGCAAGTTTATGTGCATTCTTAGATTGTGTTTCTGCATTTCTATATGTAGAACAACCACCTTTAGCATTACTTGATTTTTGACCGTGTGCAAATTGCGTATTTATAATATTTTCATATCCGAACCTTAATAAATGCAATGTAACATTAAAATCTTCCATCAATGATAATTCATTAAATTTTATATTATGTTTTTTTAACACATCGGCATTAACAGCATATACAGTATATATTCTATTATTTTTTATAAACTTGTCAGGGTAACTTAAATGATTACCCTGTTGTGCTGATAGCCCTGCTATCGGATAACCTATATTTAACATTTTTACAAACCAATCTAGCAATTCGTTCATTTGTTCTTCTGTTACTAACTTTAGTTTTTTGTCATCTCTTTTAAAAAACTTTAAATCGTCATCAATATACAATATGTGCGGATCTGATGTATATTCTATTATATATTGTCTAATGTTACCTATACCCTTTATATCGTCAGGCAATACAATAATTTGATCGTGATATTGTAATAATTCTTCTTTTTCACAATCCTCACATACTAAATAAGTATTTTTTAACCATTTTTTAGGTATAGATTTAATTGAAACTTGATTATCAGTCCTACGATAGGTAGGTATATAAATTATCATTTAATTTTATCGCCTACTTGTCTATGTTTTGCTTTTTCTAATTCTTGTTGTGCGTTACCACAATGTTCCATATTTGTTCTATAATAGCAAACAATAGCTATTCTTTCATAATACCCTTTAGATGTTATAGGTGTGTTTCCGTGTAATTCGTGAACATCAAATAAACATACATCACAACTTCTTACATCAAATGCTACACCATATTTAGGCATAACAGTATAGCTACCATCATAATCACCTGCCTGTAAGACTGCTAAGTTACCGAATCCATTAGGTAAATCGCCTTTATCATAATGACAGGCTGTTTTAAAATTTTTATTTACAGTTACTGTAGTGAATGCTGTACCTTTAATTACAAAATCTTGACTTGTTTTATCTGCAAAACCTTTTTGTATTGCGTATTTTTCAGGCTCATTAATTCTATAAACATCATCAATCGCTTTAATAAACGGCAGTGCTGATTTGTATTCTTCAAAATGTTTTCTTGTATATTCAGTAGTTCTGCAAAATGGTATTCTAACTACTCTATCTAAATAACCTATAACATTGCTCCTAACTTGTTTAGCTTTAGGGCTGTTACTATATGTACCATCTTTTTTTAATGGAATAAATCTATTGCCACTTACTAACTTGCCTACTGTTAAGCCATCTACCTTATCGCCAACTTTAATATTATCAAATGGTCCAGCAGATTGACCTCTGTTATTTGAGGTAACTGCACCTGCTTTTCTTAAAAAAGGATAGGCTTGTTTTGCAACATTAGTTGGAATACAGTTTTTTCTAAACCTAAAAATAAGTTTACCTTCTTCATTGTACCCATCACAATCTTCATTAATTAAAGTATCGTAGGTATCATCTGTTGGATATTGACCTATTAATTTATCAATTTCCTCATCTTGTAGTTTAACTTTGCAAATTATCTTTTTCATTTAAAACTGCTCTATATACTGTATCTGTTAAGTTGTCGGTATTGTATTTTTTTCTAAGTAAATCAATACCCTCTTTAAATTCAGTTTCAGTATCAACAGTTAAAAATAATTGTATCATTCGTACTGTAGATTGTGGTATTGACGCATCACTTTCACCGATTAAACCATTGAATGGCTGTTCAGGTTCTGCGAAATCTGGTGCATTATAATTAAATACTTTGTCTAATTCTGTATTTTCAAAGCCTAAATTATCTAAGTTATAGTCCTCATTCATTAATGAGTTAAATTCTTTCGACAATAAATCAAAATCCCATTCTGAATATTGATTAGTTTTATTATCAACTATTCTAAATGCTTTAGCTTTAGCGTCTGAAATATCTGCTATAACACAAGGTGCTGTTTCTAAGTTTAATCTTTTGGCGGCTTCATATCTACCGTGTCCTGCAATAATTACATTATTTTTATCAACTACTATAGGTTGTTGCCAACCAAACTCTTTAATTGAATCGGCAACTTTATTAATATCGTTTTTTTTACGAGGGTTGTTTTCGTATGGTATTATTTGTTCTAATTTAAGTTGTTTAATTTCCATATAACATAATCAGGGTTGTTTTTTTCAATTTCAGTATAGTGTGTAGCCATACCATTTACAACATTTTCCTCGTTTTGACCATCTAATTGTCTGACGTAAAATATTGCGTGAAATAACTCGTGTTTGACTAGGTCGACAGCGATACTACCACCATAATCAATTATATCTTTATCTAGGTATATTCTCATTGTTCGAGAATGAAATGATCCTTGTTGTTCAGCACATTCTTCAGAAATTTCACTAGGTATTTGTTCTAATGTTATTCTATAATGTGATAATCTAATAAATTCAGGTAATTTTATTTCTGTCTTTGCGTCTTTTTTCATTTTCAAGATTGAATTTATACTTAGTTAAAAATAAATGTAGCTTACAAACTACATAATAAATCATTTATTTTTTTTCTTTTTCTTTTTTTTCATTGGTCTGCCTACTT